CATGCTGTCCAACCAGCTATCTTTTCAGATCTAATACTATGAAACAATGCAAGTGTACCATCTGTATTAGTAAAAAATGCAAACTGTTCTGGTCTTGTAGATGTACCAGTTATCATAGTCATGTCTACTGGACTGTCTATAACTTGTGATGCTAAGATAGATATTGATGTAGATGCATAAGCTGTTTCTACATCTGAATATAAATACTCTCTAATAGCTTTACCATTTTTCTGTGCATAGAGTGTAGCACCATCAAATATTACAGGCTTTGCTCTATTACATCCATAAGGTGTTTGTCTCATAAATACAATATTAGAAGGTGTAACAGCTGATGTATCAGTAGATGTAGGTACAAAAAACTCACCACCATCTGTAAATACTTGTAAGTTTCTAGAACTAACTAAGTGTCTTATCTCATTAATTCTATCAGCTGTAATAGTTACATCTATTGCATCATCTGCATTACCTGATCCTATTTCGAAATTAAAATACTCTGCAACTTTAGATCCTATAACAGAAGCTGGTTTATCTCTTACTCCACCAAAATATAATCTATTATCATGGAATGTAACAGCTTGAGGAAAACCTCTAATAGAAGATATTAGTTGTTCTGCCCATGTAAAATGAGGACCAACTGTATCTACTTCTTCTAGTACTGTTACTGTAACTACAGTAGCACTTGTATATCCTGTTACTTTTACTTGTTTATTATTTACTAATAAATATGTTCCTGTGTATGAACTTGTAAAAGCATCTGCACTTGCTGTTAATGTTCTACCAGTACCAGTTGTTTTATCAGAAAGTGTTACAGATATTGTTGAATCTGCATATTTAAAAAAAGGTTGTGTAGTTTTATTTGCTCCACCAACAGATACAGTTTCATCTTCTTCAAATGTAAATAGACTTACTGCAAAGTTAGATGCAGAAGTTCTAACTATCTTAACTATAGGATTGTTTCTATGTACAATAAATACTGTATCTCCAAACTGAGCATAACTTAATTCAAATAATTCTGATGTACTCCAGTTACAATTAGAAGTTATGTTAGATTGTATACTAGCACCAGCACTATCAAATACATCTAATCTATTATTTGATAATGCAAATACTGCCATTTCATCATTAGAAAATATAAAAGGAATTATTCTTGAAGCACCTGGCAAGGTTGCTTTATAGCTTGTACCTGGTCTACGCATTAGACCACCTTCGTCTAATAGATACCAGTTTCTAAGTTTCTTTGCTCCATTAAAGTATGCTGAAGCATCTGTTCTTGCATTTAATAAAGGGTTTAGTTCTCCACTTGCAAAGTTAGTGTATACAGTTCTAAGGACATTTGCCATTAGTACCCTCCAGTTGTCAATCTATCCTGTATAAACCTTTTTGTATTTAGAACACTATTAGATACTTCTTGGCTATCTATGTTCTTTGCTATTCTCATTTGGTTTTCACCAAGTGTTTCAAACTGTTGAATCATCTGAGCATCTCTTGCTACAGATCCAGCAAATATTGCTGCTAATTTATATTGTAAAGCTAGTTTAAAATACTCTGGAAAGTCTGCTTCGTCTTGTCTAAATATATAATCTGCTATTAATATGTTAGTAGAACCATATGAATTACAAAAAATCTTATCACCGTATCTACCATATTGAATTGGATTATCATTTACTGTAACTGTATTTAAAACTAATAGTTCAGGACTTGATGGTAGCTGATAAGCAAATTCATATCTTCCTGTAGGTGCATCAGCTAGTAAAGAAAGTTGTTTTTGTTCTGTTGCAAACTTCCATCTATGTCTAGATAAACAAGACTTCAGTATGTTTTCATACATGTTAGAAGCTACTAAGGCTTCTGTTGAACCATCATCAAATGAAGAAATCGGAGAAGCTCCGATCATAATGATTGCTCTTGAACATATATCTACTTTTGTATCTGCCATTATAAAAGGGGGGTATTTAACCCCCCCATATGATTATGATAATAATGCAGTTGTTACTGTAGAGGATGAAGCAGCTGATACTATTAAAATATCTACTACACCATTTGATCCACCACTGTTTACAATAATTACATCACCAGCATTTAAGTCGCCTGTTGCTGATAAAAAGTAATCTGCATCATCAATAGTTCCTATGGCATCTCCATCAGAGTAGTACCACATAGAATTACTATCTCCCATTTGAGAGATCTTCTTAATAGGATTTGAAGTTGCGTATGCCATGATTAACTCTCCCTACATTTCTGTACTCTACATCCATCAGTATCAATAAGTACTGCACCCATTGACATGTAAGATGTAGTTAGGTGTGATACCTTTTCAGGAATGTAGTTTACTTCAGTTCTTACATCTGAACCTACGCCTAATCCCATTGATGACTTATGCCATGCTAATGTGTGTCTATCATTAGAACCATCTTTTGATAAACCACTAAATGCCATCCACATAAATGAAATCCATCTCTTTGCTGTTAATCCACCTTTAAATGGAAGATCAGCTTCGCCGATATATTCAGCTCTTGAGAATTGATCTATGGATAAAAGATCTGACCATTGGTTTCCACCAACAACCCAATATCTTTGTCCATCATCTGGAACATCATTTTCTTGGAATGTTTCAAACATTTTCTTAGCTTTGATTAAAGACATACCAGCAGCTCCATCAGAGTTTGCGTTGTGAGCTACAGCTGTAGCACCAGCATCAAAAGTATCTGTTACAATACTATCTGTTTTTCTACCAAGAGCATATGCTGCGTTTTGAGCAACAATGTTTCTTTCATCAATGTTTACTTTTAGTTCGTCTAGTTTGTCCACATAGTCTGCTGCGTAAAAGTCGTTTAGTGTTGCAGTTACATTGGAGTGTACAGAGTTCATAGCGACAACTTCAGCGTGTCTTGCTTTAGTTGAAGCAGAACCTTTTGCTACCTTTTGAAACTGAACAGTACTACCTTTAACATTGGAGACATTACGGACCATATTCTTGAGCTTAGAGCCCATTCGTTGATAAGCCATATGCACTTCTGCTTCGAACTGCTTTATAAAGGCTTGGTCTATACTTGCACTCATATTAAGTTTCCTTTCGAGTAATGTTAGTTAATATTCAAGTTGTCGTTATAAACTTTTCTATGTTGTCCTACTGGGCATATTCCAGTCTACTTCGGCTTGTTAGTTGAGATATATTATATTTTTGTCATCTTTACAAGACCAGAAGCAATAAAAACATTGACATCCCCAAATGTATAAGATCCATCTTCTTCTTCTATGTAGGATGAAAATGTCTTTATATGCTTGTGATCTTTAGAATAAAGATATGCTTCTGTAGTAATAACAGATGGTTTGACATTATCCATGTCATTCTTTGACATCCATTCACTATGACCAGTAGGATCTTCCCATTTAAAAATGTACTTTTTAAAGGGAAAATCTTTCTTTTTAGCCATATTTCTTTTCGTATAGCTTAGTTACTTTAGCATAGTATGCTGGATCTCTTTGTGAAGGATCATAGTATCTAGGATCATTCATCATAGATCTTAAATCATTTTCTTCTAACTCTGCGTCTACAACTGTATTAGCATTAGGTAATGGTTTGCTTTTTGTAATATTCATTATTTCTTCTATAGCTTTTACACCATCTGCTGTAGTTGCTAGTCTGCTCATAGTGTCATAGGCTTCATTAGATAGATACTTCTTAGACCATAGCTCTGCTGCTTCTAATCTAGCTTTAGCGTTATCGCCGAGTACTTCCATCTCAGATTTAATATTTGGTAGTCCAGCTATCTCATTATTAACAAAAGCATTTACTCCTCTGTTAAATACATCTTGTGATAAATTATTATCTTTACAGATATTAGACCATTCTTTTAATAATTCTTGCTCTTCATTTACCTCAATATTAACATCTTCAGGTATTTCAGGCATAACAATCTCATACTTTTCTGGTATAGATCCTTGTCTTTCTTGTTCTATATCTGTTCGTATTTGGTTCGATAGCTCATCAGTTCTCATACCTAATTTCTTTTCTAAAGAATTGTATGATGCACTTAGTTCTTCTACTTTGATTTCATTTCTATCTGTATCCCAAAACTTTTCAGGAACATACTCAGGTCTGGTAACTTCTGCTTCTTTTTGTGTAGCTTCAACTGGTTGTTGTTCTTCTGCTTGTACTGCTTCTTCTGACATTAGCTCTCCTTATGTGCTTCTATTCGTTTTTGTATAATAAAATATAAATATCTCATTCCTTCTAGATGTCTAAGCTGGTCATTTGTAATATCTCTACCAGCTACAGCATCTACTGTAATAGATTTTAAGTAATTTAAAACCTTTTTTCCTAGTTCTGTTTTGAATAATGCAGCAATATCAGCATTTAATTCTATTTCTGCACCTTTTGATCTAGTAAATCCGTCTATTGAATGATAAAAACCCTCAGGTTTGTTCCGTATCTGCTCCCACGCCACCTTGTCCTCCTTGCATTTGTTGCATTTGTTGTAGTTGTTGCATTTGTTGTATTACTTGTTGCTGTTCAGCAGCATCACGAATTATTTTTTCTGGTAAATTCATTTTCTCTGCTAAATATCTAGCTACTTCTTCCTGTTTCACAATTAAATTTAATACTTCAGGTCCAAATGTTTGTCCTAAAGTAGCATTAAATCTATTTACATCTGCAATATCTTGTTCATTCTGTGCTCTAGATAGTGGTGATTCAGGAATAATCTTTATTTCTTTGTTATCAATACTTGGTATTTCTATTCTACCTTGTTTTTTCAGTATGTAGATAACTCGTTTTATTAATGGTTGTATAAATTCTGATTGCAATCTACCAAAGGAAGATCCTATTTGTCTTGATAGGTCTGCCATTCTTTCTGCAACTTCAGTAGCAGACATTGGTGTACCTTTGGTTGGACCAAGTGTATCCATGTATAATGCTTTTCTAATATTGTTTCTCATATCTTCCAGTACTAACTGTGCTACATCAAATCTACCAGCACCTTGTATGGGTTGTAATCCTCTTGATCCTGGAGCTACTGGAATTATTGTGCCAGGCACTAATGAAATATTATCTGTATTAATAACTCCATCATCTTCTAGCTGATAAATACCAGATATATTCATCTGTGCATTTTCTAATATTAATTCTACTGTAAGGTTTGTTGTCTTGATAGCAGACATAGCATTGAATACTGGTCCACGACCATATACTTCTCCACTAGCTTTGTTCCATCTAAAAGTTATAAAGGGATTAGATCCAGCTCCTGTATATTTTTCTTGTACTATAATTGATTCATGTTCTTCTAAACATACAATATAATCATAAACTTCTTTGTTAGGATCTTCATAATTACGCATAGTTCCTTCAATAACATTTATTTTTTCATCAGGGTTTTCAGTTAGTTTGTTTAATGTTATTTCACTAAGATCTGCATTAGGATATAAAACTTTTAGATCTCCTAATCTAATTTGTCTTTTTCTGTATACACAATCTATTTTATTATTTGGTCCACTATTCAATGTAATGTGAGGTAAAGGTATTGCATTGAATACTATTGGATCTGTAGATGTACCTTCATTAACAAGTAAACATCCTGTACCAATAGCACAGTCCATAAATGCTTCATGTACTTCCTGATTAAAATTAGAGTTGTGTAATACTTCAAATATATATTGAGTAATTGAATCTAGTTGTTCGTCTATCTCAGGAGATACATTAGCTGGTATTTCAATACCTGATTTTAAATTAATCCATCTACCAAATGTAGGAGTTATACCAGCTTGTAATCTACTAGCAAATTCTTGTATACCTACTACAGCTGTTTCATCAAATATTCTATCTGTTCTTTTTTGTCCAGGTGATTCTTCATAGAATGATTCTCTGCCTGGCATAGTATATTCATATGCTTCTTCAAACTTTGGAATCCAATGAGATTTTAATTGTTCTGATTGTGCAAACTTTTTCAAAAAAGATTTAGGATTCATTA